GCGGCCGCTTGCATCTTGAAGGCTTCCGGGTCTGCGATTTCTGGCGTATCATCGATCGGTGCTATCCAAGCGACGATTTCTTCGCCCTCTTTGATCGTGGCCTGCCGCCCGTTCACGATCAATTCACCTCTTTTGTAGTGGTGAATATGCCCCTCAACGCCTGTCCAAATCCAAGGAACGCCATTTCTGACCCCGGAAAGGATTATCGGCAAAGGTGGCTCGCTCGGGGTGACCCGGTGACAAAGGTTTTTTTCATGAAGGTTTTTCCAATTCATGAGTTCGACCGTAAAGGAAACTTTACGCAAAGTCAATACTGAATTATGTCGACGATCTTCCGGCCATCGGCCAGCTCAGTAATTCCAGCATCGTGAAAGATTTTGATCAAATTAGTCTTCTCCTGCGGAGTGGCGGCGTTTATTCGCTCGAGGTCGGTCATCAGGTCGAGCCCGTTTTTGAAAAGCGTCTCGTTAGCTCCATTTTTCGAAAATTTCTTGTAGTCCTCTAGAGAGCTGGCTCGCTCATTTAACCTTGAGAGCTTGCCCCAGTAGTCGCCCGGGTAGCTGATCGTGTCGACTCTCATCAGGTTCTTACTTTTGAAGACAAGCTGCCCTCTCTCCTTTGTGTTTGCTGGTCTTAACCTCGTGAAGAGATAGCTGCTCGATCCGTAGCTCGTGTCGGTTCCCGAGCTTTGCCCCCCGGTCGCCCCTACGTTCACGCCTTTCTGAACACGGCCCATCGTCGACGTGGCTTCGCGCCCGCTTTCGAGCATGCCTTTCACCGCCGACTCGAGGCCTTTCGTCGAGTTGTGAATTAGGACAAGATCCTTGAACGTTTCCGGTGTGTAACCGTCTACCCGAGAGAATTTCCGCCAGCCCGACCCGTCGCCGTTCGTCCGGCCGTCGACCGCATCCCGGTAGTGCTGGCTTCCTTCTTGCGGGAAGTCGGCACCATACTGGTCTTTTAGGAATTTTTTCGCGGCTTTGCTCCTTTCGTCCTCATCCTTGATTTGTTCGACGGCCTTCCACTTCGCCGAGTCGGTGTCGAGATGAAGGGCGGCCGTTCTTCTTGCTGCCAGATATTCCTTGTAACTCTTCGAAGGTGGAGTCACGTCGGCCCCGAGACTTCCCAGCTCTTCGATCGCTCGCTGCACGTTAGCCGCTGAAGGCTCGCCCGGCACTCTGACGACTGTCGTTCCCTGAAGAGCGAGCCCGCCCTGAGTCGTCACCGTGTCGCCACGATCAGCGAAGGAAATCTCGACGCCGTCGTCGGTCTTGATCTTATATCCGCCCCTCTCGAGGTCAAATTGCATTGCGACGCCGGGCTCGTTTTTCGCGTTCGCTCTGTCGAAATTATTCGCCCTTGCTTGAAAGGTCTGGATCTTCTCGACCTTCCTCGTCGTCTTCGGCTGCGGGGCTTCCTCTTTTTTCTTGTACTTGCTCGGGTTGAAATACCATTCAGAAATCGAGCCGGGCGGGAAAGCGGCCCCGATCTCGGCCTTCGTCTTGCTTTCAAGGTTGTCGACCGTGTCTTTCAGCTTTTCCCAAAATGGCAAATAGTGAGCTGCCAGATCCTTCTCTTCTGGCGTCCCGCTCTTGGCCATCTCGGCGAGCTGCTTTCCCTTGTCCATGAAGGCGGCGATTGTGCCGCTGTTCGGCTGGTTATCGTCCGCGTGAGTGAATAAGGTTTTCGCTGTCGAGATCAGAGGGGCGGTGAAGGAGTCTTTCGGGTGCAGGCCGGGAACGGGTGCAGCGGCGACCGTCTTCGCCGCTTCCGCCTTGTCGAACTCCGGCTTCATCTTGCGATTGATCTTCCGGGCCCCTTCAGACGTGACTTTCGTCTGCATGACCGTGACCGGGTTTCCGTTCAAGTCAATCTCGCGCCAAACCAGCGCCTGCGTGTCTTCGATGTCGGTCGTTCCGATCTGAACACTCGCGCCGTTGATTCGGTACTGTTTGACGATCGGCTCGATATCGTCCGGGATCCCTTCAATCGCTCTCCTGATCTGGGCCTTCTTTTCGGGTGTTGGCTTCTCCCTTTTCGGTAGCTGCTTCTCGAGCCAGTCGAAGCGCCTTTCTAGCGCGTCTCGATCCCTCTTCGGCAGATCTGCAGCTGCCAGCATTATCGACTCCCTCCTCGAAAGCAGGTTCATGCTTTGCTCTTCGATCTCCGCCTGCGAGATCCCCTTCATGATCTGCGACATGATAGGGGCTTTCGACGGGTCGCGAAGCGTCTTCAGCTCTGTGATCTCGCCCGAGGTCGCGAAAAAGCTCGACTTCTCCCCGCCTTGCGCTCGCCAGCCGAGGCCGCCGCCGTTGTCGATCCTGTAAAGCTTTCCACCGGCGACAAACATATTGTCGAAGCTCGCCCCGGCCGCGTCCCAGTTGGCGAAGAGAGCGTCGGCGACGAAGTTCTGCTGAGCATCTTGGAATATCTTTTGGACGTCAGCCGGGCTCTTTCCTGCTTTCCAATTCGCAAGCGTATCGCCTCCCTCGATGAATTCCGCGACCTTGTAGGTTTTCCCTCCCTCGGTGATCACGGTCGAGGCCGGCACGCGAGCCCCGGCTGCTCGATAAACCGCGTCAGTAATCGCTTCGTTTTTTAGGTGCTGGACGTCGAGGCCTCTGTCGGTCGTTTTGACGACGTATTTTTTCCCCGTGACCGGGTCTTTCGCGAGGTATGGCCGGGTCGAGCCCGAGAGATCCATGATCTTCTCGAGGCTCGCAACGTTTGAAACCTGAAGTCCTGAAGGGCCGCTTTCTCCCACCGGGGGCGCGATCGGCTCTGCTGCTGGCTTCGGCGTCAACTTCGGCGTTCCGGGCGTGCCGGCTGTCTCTTGGCCAGCTGCGAGGAATTGATCGAACCAGTCGGCAGGCGCCCCGGGCGGCTTCGCTTTCTCCACCGCGACCTTGTAGGCTGCCTCCTCGACCTGTTCATCGAAGGCTTTCTTCTCGGCCGGATCCAGCTCGTCGATGTATTTCTGCTGCCCCGGTGTCGGCTTCTCGCCGTTGGCCAGCTTCTTCTTCGCCTTCGCTAGAGCGCTGCTCTTTGTCTTGGTTTCTTGAATCTGTTTCGCGATCTGAGCTTGCGCGCCGTGCAGGTTCTCGATGTCGTCCAGATCCTGCAGATCGGTGGCGTATTGATAGATAGCCGACTGAAGGCTGGTCGCGTCCTTGTAATCCTTCACTTTGAGCCCCGGCAGCATGTCCTCGAGAGCCTTGCTCATCGCGCTCTTGTTCTTGGCCGTCAGCGCCTGCTCGGCCATGTCCTTCACCAGAAGCCCCGCCTTCAGCTCTTCCGCCTGCCCGAAAATGTCCGAAGGCGAAGCGTCATCGCCAAGGGTCTTCTTTACCTGCTCGACAGCCTCTTTGCCAAAAGGATCCTTCTGCAGCTTGATCAGATCTTCTTTCGCTTCGTTTTCAAACTTGATCACTTGCGCGGTCGTCGTGACCTGCTGCTGCAGATCGGGCGGCAGGTTATCGAAGGCGGCCTTCGATTTCGAATTCTGCATAAGCGTACCGAGCGGGTCGACTTCATCCTTCAAAATCGTCTCGAGGTCACCTTTTAGCTTCTTGGTCTGCAGCTGCCAGCTCTGCAGCTTCAGCTCTTGTTGAATCTCTGGCGGCAGCTTGTCGAATTTGGCCTTGTTCGCCTTCGCTGTCATCGCCGCCTCGAATGGATCGTCTGAAATGAACGAGAGCCCGTCGATCTGACCAGACAGGTCGTTTTTCGTCTGCTCGAAGAATTCCTTCTTTTTCGACTCCATCGCCTGCACTAGCTGCATCGTTTGATCTGCGTCCAAGGTTTCGAAAAGAGACTTCTTGAAAGCCTCGCTTCCTTGAACGATCCCCTCGTCGTCGATCGCGGCCAGCGCGTCCTTGAACAGCTGCCCCGAGCTGGCCTTCTTGGCATCATCGATCGCTTCCCAGAAGGCTTGTTTCTCCTCATACGATAGCCCGTCGATGAACTTCTGCTGTCCCGGTGTCGGCTCCTTCCCGTCGAGGATCTTCTTCTTCGCCTTCGCGAGCGCGCTCGTCTTCTGGCTCTGCAGCTTCTTCTCGGCCGTCAGCGCTTCCGCCTTCGCCAGCTGCTCGGCCGGCGACAGGTCGGGATTCTCTGTCATGACCTTTTTGACGTATCCAGCAAGGACGGTCTGCCCTGCCGGATTGTTGATGATTTCTTCGAGCTTCGCGACGGCCCGGGTCTGCAGTTTCACCGCCTTGTCCGGGTCAGTGTATGGCTCGACCGCTCCGGGCGGCAGCGGATCGAACTTAGTGCCCTCGGTCTCGGCTGGCAGCTCCCCTGACGCGATCGCCTCTTCAAGCTGCTGGATAGTCAGCGGCCTGCCCGACTGGTCGACCAGATCGGCCATCGTCAGATCATTCTTCCACCATAACTCGGCTCGGGTCGGCCCGAGCAGCTTTCGCTGAAACTCTTTCGGCTTCCCCATCAGCCACTTGTCAAAATCCTTGTTAGAACTGACCTGCCCGTCTTGACTCGCCCGGGCTCTGACGGTCGCTTTCGCGATCTTCTCCTTCGACCAGCCCTTCGCGGCCAGCTTCTCATTCACCTTGGCCTGAAGAGTCGCCGTCCCGATCGCCGGGATCTTCTTTCCGCTCAACTCCTGCCAGCTGGCCAGAACGGGAATCTGAGTCGACCGACAGTTCCAGTGTGCGGTCGCCCCGGGAAAGTTCTTGTCGTGGCCGACTGGCTTCTTGTCGAGTGTCCATTGCTTCCCGTCGAGGGCCCGGCAGACGGGCGTCGTCCGGCTGTCGAGCGTGGCCGTCCATTCGATCCCTTTGACGGCTGGCTTCATCTTGGTGAAGCTGGCCATTCTGGCCTCGTTCGAGATCGTCTGCACGCTTGACCGGACCAGAGCGGCCGCCTCGTGCTTCTTCACGTTCATCACGCCGTCCTTGTAGCTATTCGCCTTCGTCCCCCTGATCCGCCGGCTGAGCGTCTCCACGTCCTCGCCCAGCGCGTAGCCTTGCCTGATTTGCGCGATGAATTTGTCTTGCAGATCGACCTTCTGGCCTTCCCACCAGTGCCGGGAGGAATGGCCGAAGACCTGCGTTTTCTTCGCAAGCTGGTTCCACTGCTGGGCGTCGAGAACCGGGTCGAATACTTTTACGCCCCCGAAGGCGCCGCCCCCGATCGCCGCGTTGACCTGTTCGGCTGCCGCTTTCGATTGGTTGGCTGCCACTCCCTCAAGCGTCTCTTGATTCTTTTTCGCGATCTCGGCGTAATGAGCAGCGATCGTTTTATCGGCTGCTGCTTTGACGGTGGCGATCTTTTGCTGTTTCTCGATCGAGCCCTTGTTTTTCTCGAGAACTCCTACCAGATCGCCCGACAGCCCCTCGAGAAGGGCGATGACGGCCTTCACCTCGCCCGCTTCGAGCCGTGCCAGATTGATCGACTGGATCGTCGCGAATTCAGCCGCCTTGTCTGAAGAGTTGTCTGCCATCTGTCAGGAATTATCTTTCGTCCTCGTCCTCGTCCTCCTCGTCGTCGTCCAGATTCGGAGTATTGACGGCCGGCGTCATGATCGGCCGCTGCTGAATCGCTGTCATCTCGGCCTCTCGGTCGTGACCTTCCGGGATCATCTCGCCTTTCTGCAAATTGTAGAAGAAGACGTCGTGACTGATCGAGTTCGACTGCAGCGCCGCCGTGAGGGCCGACAGCTTCTGAGGCGGCATTTCGGCCGTTGTAAAGTCGTGATTCAAGACCAGCGAGGCGGCGACGTCCCGGTGTTTCTCT